TTTTTTTTTTTTTTTTTTGTAGGACTCTGGATCTTACGAAGTGGAAAGGTATGCGACAAGTCGCACCGTTAAAACCACTCGCCAGAGACAAATAGTATTAACGTCAATCACTCGATTGGTGCTTCGACACTTTGTTTGCCCCGTATTTCGGAGCGCAAACTATCATAGTCTAAAGCGAGATATGTTGCCAAACCTAGACGTTTTCCGCGACGGGCCAAGAGTTTCTGCCAATAACAGAATACCTCCCTTGGATGGTGCGCGAGAAATCTCATCACGTTAGTGCAACGATCTCCCAAATCGTTCGTATTCTCCTTCGCAGAGGAAGGGCGATACTTCAGCTCCCTAATTATACAGGGGATTGGTAATGGAGCGACCCATATGTCAGCTTCACTATCATAAATGAATGGACTTTTAAGAAAAGTAACATCATTAATATCAATATAAGGTTCTAGTTCTTTACCTTTTTCAGCGGAAGTAATAGTTACTCCCAACTCGCGCATTACTGATTGAATATATAATGCGTCATATCCTTTATCCAAAATCGACTTTTTAACTGACATAACTACGTCGTCTCCGTACGTCAACATACGAACAGATGCGTCAAATTCGGTAAGGTGTGAATTTAAATCATTTTTAATTGAGAATGATATAAAACTCATCCATATAAGGAAAGTATTGGCAAGAGAATTGAAGACGTCTGTAAATATGGCTCCAGACTTGTTACCCTGCGTTGATTCAAATACTAGCGAATTCATAACATGAATTCCATTTTGAAGTGCGTACAACAGCGAATGTCGCGCGAGTTTATCTTCAGGTGTGTCTATAGCTTCATAGAATCTATCGGTAACCTCTCTAAAGAATGTATAACATTCAGCGGGAAGTGAACCGTCAAAGTTCTTGTAATCGAAAGCTTGTCCATAATCTGAAAATCCTCGCAAACCAAGCGCATATTGCGCCCACACTGCATCTTTATCACGTCCAATTCCATGATACAATTTGAATCCCGGATGACTTCTATACACATCAACAAATGATCCAAAATATTTGCGACATAATAATACAAGATCTAATGACCCTTGTTCGAAAACACGAGTGTTTCCTGCCAAAACTTTAGCTTGTGGCCGTAATTCGTCTTTCAATGTACTAATAAATGGAAATATGGGCACTACTCCACGGCGCAACATATCATCTTTTTCACTAACTATCTCAACGAAAGTCTTATGTGGGATCTTACGTGTTAACGCCATTTGGCTAAAGCAATAACGTTGTGGGTCACCAACTGGCACTTCAACAACATCAAAAATCTTACGTTTTCCACATCCAAAATACTCTTGCCACATTCCAGATGAAGTCCGCATATTTAAAGGTCCAGTGGACCCGTTCCCATTAATAGTTTCATCAAGTGTCCATACTTTGGGTTCATATTCAAAACTATCCAATTTAGCAATAAAGTACTGAGCACACGATCGTATGTATCTTAATGGTACACCGGAGGCTTTATCAGTTTCCCACTTTTGCGCTCCAGTAATTAGTGGATCGACAGTTCCATTAGCTACTTTAGCAGTCGGGTGATAATCACATTCGTCTTCATTGATAAGACATGGTATTCTTTCGAATGCTGAATGTCTAGAAACATATTTTGATAATTTTTCTCCATTGATAATAACTTCACTATACAATGGCGATTGGCTAAACCAATACGAATTATTCACTGGTTGCGCACGAACTTCCGCAATTCGTTCAGGTACGACGATGTTTGTCAAACCACGTATCGGAGCAGCTCCACCACAATAGTGATTTAGATCTGCCGCAGCATGGATGCCAGCAATCCCGTGTCCCAAAACATAATAAGGTCGGCCACAATCACCAAATATCGTATTTTGTTTTCGTCCACTATCGTCTTCTCTATAGCTAACTTCATATAAGTCATTATTAATAGTTTGATTAAGTTTGGCATAATACATTGGACGATTGGATAGATAACCAGTCCAATCAACGTGTTTATCATAACTCTCATAACACCCCAACAAAATGCCATGTCTATTAGTTATTTTAGGATCCTGAATAATATGCTTACGTATGTTACTCACATTAGGAGTAACTACGGATAATGTACACACATACAAGTCAACTGATGGTATGTCTTTCCTTTGGTCAATAGGTATGGCATAAGGCTTACAACCCATCGTATCTCCTTCGAAAACTGATGGCATGGTTATATAAATACGTCCACCTTTATCCATATGTTCCTTCTCCAAAAAGAAGAAATGCTTATTTATTAGTATGGTTTGGTTATCAACATACATTGCATATTGTTCTCCAAGTATACTAGTAGGACTAGTTCTCCAAGATATTTTAACTATATTCTTGCGGATCTTCTTAATGATCTCTATATCTTTAATATCTAATCCTATGTCTTGTGGAATATAATTATGCGCAGGTAAATGGCTATTATTTGGTTTTATTATAGCCTTATTATCATAAACTAAGTTTTGAAAAACATAGGCCATTTTCTTACAAACACTATACATTGCTTGGACTGTCGCGCCCACTGCAAATGCTCCAACCAAACCAGCTGCAATCTTATACTTATTTTCATCCAATTTCTTAACCATACGTTGTAGATAATTGGTTATCCCAATCCACTTACGTTTTGGCACTTCGACAACAGGACGTAACATCTCTTTCACGTACGTGGGAATAGCAGGATCATCTTGAATAATCTCACTATATTCAGGATATTTCTCAATCATTTGTCTAGCTAACTCAATAGTCCTCGCGTCGGGACACACCAATTCATCGATTAATGTAGTTCTACCTAACGCACATTCAATATCTGGAACATCAGTTGTGACATCACTACCATCTAGCGTTTGAACCACCATAGCACTGGTTGGGTGCCATTCTGGAGCCATAGCTAGCGTATTAATATTTTTTCCAATGAATGCTGATTTTCGAATGTGTTCATTCTTAAGATGCATTATTATTTCTTTAAATTGTATGTTACGTTTATATTGCAAATCGATTGAGGCTACTCTACCGTTGTCTGGACGCGGATATTCATATAATTTAAATGTATATTTTGATTCCAATAAATTAGATATAATTTCAATTCGTTCCTCTATAGTAGATTCTGGAGTCACTCGAATGTCGTCGTCACACACGGGAGTTTGGTTATCTTTCAATACAACTTCTACTATCATCCCAAGACGGCGAGCAATTTTGAGTGGCTCATTAATATACGCAGATACGGTTCGAACTGGATTAGTAGAATTAGTGGTAACTATTATAAACTTTGCATTATATGTTTCTCCTTTATCGTCAATTTGTGCTTTGGAGACTTCCATTTTAGCAACGTTACTAATACGCGTTAAATTACACGCATCCATATCATCTCGTCCAGTGAATGCATCATCCATTAATATGAATGGTTGTTGATTATATAAAGAGTCATACTTAAGTGTTTGTGACACTACCATAGTATGCACCAAACGCTGATAATTTACGGCATACGTATGCTCATCATCAAAATTTTTGTAATAGTCTTTATAACTCTCAACATCCTTCAATAAAGTATTCAGCAAACTAGGTACTAAGTACGTAGCAAGAATAGTTTTACCATTACCAGGGTTTCCCATAAACGTCAAACTTACAGGTTCTGGACTCGTAGTCAATTGCGTTGACTTACCAATCTTATCCCGCAGTTTATCAATATATGTCTCAAGAGTGCTCGCACTATTTTTCTTGTGATGCACATATGATTCACGCGCACGCAAATCGGCCGCTTTCATACGCATGACTCCCAAGTAATCTTTCACACTCAAGGAGACTCCATCAAGTACGTATTTCTTAAAATAATCGTAATTGTCTAACACTTCTCGAATATTATTGATGTATAAAGCCAAATCTTCATGGTAGACGGAATCAAATCTATTCAAATTGGCTACTCCCTCACAAGTGTATATCATGCAACTCATGAACGCCGTTATAACAAAGTGCGTATCAGGATTCAAATATCGCTCTCGTCTATATATTATATCCAATGTTTTCGTGTCATAACCCATTTTTGAAAATATGGTTTGGATAACACCCAATATTACATTAGGATTAAAATACTTTCGTAACGACTCATATAGAGATTCACTAACACCTTTAACTCGCTCTAAAACGACGTTCCAAGCAGCGTCTTCATTGCTCTCATACACAAAACCATCCTTCAGTTGTGCTAGCTCTGAGAAACTGAGCAATTTCGACATTAGTTGCATCAAGCCACACGATGCAACAACAGTGGACTCCGCCATAACTGTATACAGTCCTGACACGACACCGGTGAGTAAGTCTAATATCTTGTACATCAATTTAAACGCTTTGACGACATTTGGCAAATTGGCGGTTATCATGCTTGAAACATCACCAACAGCTAAAATAGAATTAATAGCGCGTTTAACAGTCTGATACAATTCATAAACCTTTTCCAAACCAGTTTTAAACGTGTCGGCCATCGTATCAACTATACCAGTTTGTGGCACCATGGCTTGTTTTCCATAAAATTGTATATTATATAAACCGGCATTAGTTACCGCATAATTTATCCTAATATAACTATACGCGTTGACATTTCTGAAGTATACCATATTAGCACCCACGGTTAATACACTCGATCCGATTGTAACATACGTGCTACCGTTAACCGAACCTGATATAGTAAGCGAAGCAGTACCACCGGCCACTACACGACAAGACAATGCGTTAATCACATAATTATCCGGTAATGCAATAGTGGAGTTACCAGTCGCGGTAAGTGGATACCATCTACCGTCACTAAATCCTTTCCACATTTCACCACCGGGATAATCAGAAGACACTATAGTATAACCTGTCGGAGTGTTATAACTTGTCATTGTGGGCATAATAGGAGGATCAGTACTATTATAAATTTGAAATTCGTATACATATATATTAAACGCTTGATTCGGTGTCTGATCAAAATATAGTGCTATACTATCATAATACTCATGTACATTGACGGACAAATATCCTATCATATTAGCAAATTTGTCACTCACCAGTGTATACGTACCGCTAGAATTAGTCCCTCTCACTGACACAACACACGACGGATCAACTACGCCAGACGCGGTCATGTATAAGAACACTTTATTGAGTTCATATCCATTAGACGGTGGCATATTAATCGTAAAGTGTGCGGTTGTTCCAACACCAATCGTAGCGTACGTATTAAGTGCGCGATCAAATGCGTTAGTAGGATTATAGACATTTCCAGTAGCAGACATATTCCACAAATTAATCGGCATATTTGGCGGAATCAACGCACCAACCATTTCTTGTCCAATCGGGATAGCAATTTGGAACATAGACATCGGACAATAGAATCGATAATCGTCAGCCACTGAATTACCAATATGCAGACGCAAGGATTCGCTGTGCTCGAACTAATGTTCGTAGTTATCGCCCATCCAATTTCTAACTCTCCTTGCGGGGTGTCGTTCATCAAGTATGGCACATTATAAAAATAAGGAACGGTATTATAACCAGGTAATAAGAAATTAACTGTAGGATCTCTTGTTATATCGTGTATCGCTCCCGAGAATACTTGTTGCGCTGTTACAGGCGTAACAGTCGGGCCTGTTGAGGATCGAAAGCGTGGATAATATTCAAAATACGCAAGAGCGTTCTGTGATCGATTAGTATTGGTGACATAATGCACTATAGTACCCCCACTAGAATACTTAAACAATTCAGATATTATGGCATGCAATCCCGAATCGGATATACGACCGCCAGTATACGTTATTTCATTAGCGCCAATACCTAATGGTGTATTGTATTCATGCATATATTCAGGTCGTCGCATCAAATTTAAAATATTTGAATGCTGTCCAATAATAAAACCATCATCTAATTTGTCTTGTTCATAAAAATGCTTAACATCACTCTGGAATGTCATTACGCCGTCTACCACTTGTTGATGTTTTACTATTCGTTCGCCGTATGTCATCGGAAATCTAAATTCCGCATCATCACCGGCTGCAACGTATAATAATATCTCAACTGACGTAGACACATTTACAGGAGCAATCAATGCATTCTGAACAACAATATATAGACGGCCTAACTGATTGTCGACATTCATATCGACCCAATCAATTGGTAAGTAGTCTCGATGTTTTGAATAAGGTAATTTCACACATAATTCTTGTTCATTACCACCTATTGCCATACTTATACCAGGTAAACCATATATTTGTTGTGGTGTTGGACTACCATCTCCATACGGGTCGAAAGCGATCCATAAATTACCTCGGTGAAAACTGGAAGCAACGATCTGTAATCTAACATTAATACTACCACGATAAAATCTAAATAAGGACGCTATTCCTGCAATATTAGTGGTATAATATGTGTTATTAGTAGCACTAGCACCTCGTATCATCATAGGACACGATGGCGATATTGCCACTTGTTCCAATATTGTGCCTGGTTGATTATTTGTACTCCAAGTCATCACAGAAGCTAATGCATAATTTTGTGCAATTTGAACCAAATCACTAATATCACTAGAATTTAATCTATTAGGCAAATACGGAATAACCTCTAATTGATTAAATTTAGTATTAACTACTTTAATTGGTGCATCAGCGCATCGAGCTGATTCGTTTTCTTGATCGTCAATGCCTACACGATCATATATTCCAAATATTTTACCTACCTGCTTCAGTTGATCACCAAACG